ACCTGAAGAACCACTTTGGTTTAAATTTCCATTGGTAATAGTTGGGCCAGAATTGGCATTAGGATTGATGACACAATAATTAGCCGCAGTTGCACTATACGCTACTGGCACATCATTCATACTGTCGTATGTTGCCCCAGCACTTAAACTAATTCCTGTTGTAGTCCAGTTATTACTATTGCCTGATTGGTCATATCCTAATGTGGTTGTAGATGTCGTGTTTGCAAATGTTAGATGGAATCCATTAGTACCATAAGTGCCTGTGTACTTTGCTGGACTCCATTGGCCTGTTGTTGCGTTGGTAGATGCAAATGATGATGGAGTTAATGCTTGGCCATCAATAAAATTTATATCGGTTAAATACCCATCCAAATAGTTTGCCGTTCCAAAAGATTGACTTCCTATTGCATGATTTGCTGATTGATTTATTCCTAAATTTGAATTTTGGGTTATAGAGCTTCTGTTATCAGTTGAAAATGCAGTAACTTGTAAACCATTAACATAAACTTTTATTCTGTTTGTAGCAGTAGATTGCGTTGTATCTAATGCAACAACAATATGATACCAAGCTGATGTATCACGAAATATCTGTGTTGTACTCAAAAAATATGTGAGCCATCCACTTACATAAAAAGTATCGCCATAGAAAAAAATACCCAACCAACCTGTATCTGTGTTTGTGACTCCACCAGAAAACAAGGTGTATTGTGGTGTTCCTAATAAACCTCTTTTAACCCAACCACTCCATGTCCATGTTTGACGATTAGTGGAAGATGATGGAGTTCTATTTAAATAGGCAGACGCACTACTTCTAAATCTTAAAGACTTAGATAACAATCCACCACTTACAGGTGCAGATGATTTGCGACTACTAAACATTAAAAGTTCAATCCAAAAACAGAGCCAAAGGTCGAAGTTCCATCACAATAAAAATTAAAAATGTCATACTTACCAGATGTTGATGTTGCAGTAGGTGTTGTTCCACCCGCCCATTTAAGAGTACCGCCACCCGCCCAAGTGAGCGAGTAAGACCCTGAGTACGTCACAATGATGGTAAACGACTTACCAGCCACAGAGCTTGGCAATGTGATTGTGCCATTGGCATTTAAAGTAATCTCTTGAACAGTTCCATTAGCCAAACTAATTGTGAATGCTGAACCTGCTGATGGTGCATACAAGGTTTCAACATAGTTGGTAACAGTTGGGTTGGTAATGGATGGCGTAGTGGCCAAAGCGACTACAGTCCCTGATCCTGTGGTTGTGTAGGATGTTCCCCAAGCCGATCCTGTTGAATTGGCGATACCAGCGCCAGGATATGTCTGTGCTGCTGCAGCTGTTGATGTCCAAGTTGTGCCGTTGCTGGTCAATACATTACCAGTTGTGCCTGGTGCGACCACCTGAAACGCGCTAGTTCCGTTGCCTAATAAAACGTTATTGGCAGCAAATGTCGCAGCACCTGTACCGCCAACCGCGACTGTCAATGGTCCGTTGATCATTGAGCTTGTGATTGTTGCGGTGTCACCAGTCGTTACAAAGTTGCCAGTGACTGCTGGAATGGTGATGGTGTATGTACCAGCGGTATTTGAACCAGTTAACGTTACCGAACCGCCGCTATTGGCTTGGAATACTAGATTGGACATAAAATCTCCAGAATTTTAGACATTTTAAACGATTTGTTTAAATAAGTCTCCATGTTGATGATGATGGAATCGTCACAGAAACACCAGCAGCCAAGTTCAAAGGCGCTAATGACAACGCATTTGAGTTTGCCGGAATTGAATAACTGCTAGATACTGTGTTTGAATTACTATGTATTCCATTGCTGCAATACATCTCAGGAGCATCCAGTTCACCACTACTGGGATTATATTGATATTTGGTGCTACTGGTATAGATTGTTGTGGCCGTACCGCTTGTCTGATTGGCAAACAAAGGGTATCGAGTGGCGTTGGTTGTTGTATCGTCAGATATCGTGCTTGACCCGCCAGTGGCCGTGCTTGCAATCGTGATCGACCCAGACGCATTGGTGACTGTGATGTTGCTGCCAGCCGTGATTGTGGCCAATGTGTAATTAGTACCATTACCGATCAATAACTGACCATTTGTAGGCGTTGTGCCCAATCCTGTACCGCCGTAAGCAATTCCTAGCGTGCCTGAACTGATATTTGATGCGCTTAGACTGGTCAAACTAGCCCCAGAACCGCTGAATCCTGTGGCGGTCAATAGTCCTGTGCTAGGGTTAAATTGGTACTTTGTGGAGCTGGTGTACTCGGTTGTAAGGTTTCCAGCCGTCTGGTTGGCAAATAGTGGATACCGCGTGCCGTTGGTTGTGGTGTCATCGGTGACTGTGGCGTAAGCCGTAGGCGTTGACCAAGTTGGCGCACCTGTACCGCCTGAAGTCAATACTTGGCCACTTGATCCTGCTGCGCTAATCGCCAACGCACTAGCACCAGAATAAACAATTCCACCAGCAACGGCCGTAAGATTGGCATTTGTACCGCCGTTTGCCAATGCGACTTGACCGACAATATTGCCCGCCTGAACGGACAAATTGCTCTTATTGACGTAGATTTGACCGCTAGAGTTCACATACGAAACTGTGCCGATCTTTACCGCATAGCCAGTGGGCGGTATTGTGTTCTGGTAATAACCTGCTGAATAAGGCGATAAATAAAGCGTATCTCCAACTGTATAAGTCCCAGTATTTACACCTGAAACAACCCCAATCGTGGTCACATAACCCGCAGTACCTGTCGGAATAGCCTGGTTGGCCAATCCAATCACGTTGGCCGTGGTTAGACTATTGGCAATGGCCAAAGCCACACATGGATAAATAAAACCGCTTGTAGTGCTTGTAATGTAGACGGGTTGACCAACATTGATTGTTGATCCAGTATTGTTGTAAACCTTTAACTGGATTTCCTGACCAATGTGCAATTCATTATTGGTGACCCCGTTGTAATAGGCCAAAGCATCTTGAGCTTGGTCATAAAACAATTCGCCTTGTGCGTAACTGGGCAAAGATGATTGGGGCGTAAATGTCGCGTAATTAGAAACAGTCGGGTTTGCCAGGCTTGCACCTGTGGCCAAAGCAATGACCGATCCTGATCCTGATGTCGAATAAGACGTACTCCATGCCGAACCAGTTGAACTAGGAATGCCCGCAGCGGGATAAACCATTGGCGCGGTGTTGGTGATCGTCACCGCAGCAGAGCCGTTGTAACTTGTTCCGCTTAGATTTGACCCAATCGTCAGACTAAATAGATTACCGCCCAAAGCCACGCCAGAAATAGTTGAATTGGCCAATTGAGCGTTTGTAATCGTGCCACTCAGCGCAGTAGTCGGAATTGTTGTGGAGGCCGTCATAGCCCCTGTGCCGTTGCCGTAGACGTATCCAGTCAGGCTTGTTGCCCCTGTACCGCCATAAGGTACAGAAATCGTAGACGCGTTCCAAGTTCCCGCGGTTAGCGTGCCAACCCCTGTGATTCCAGTATAAGAACCGCTTACCAGGCTAGATGAAATTGTGCCACTCGTAATCTGACTGGCTGCAATTGCGATGTTTTGCGATGTAGCGCTGGTGATCTGGCCTTGAGCATTGATCACAAACGTGACTGTTTGACTGGCAGACCCATAAGTGGCCGCGGTCACCCCAGTATTGGTGATGCTGAATGTGTTGGATGCTAGTGTTAAGCCTGTTCCAGCGTAATAAGTAGAGTTACCTGAAAACTGCACCCAAGGCATAGCCGTCACGCCAATTGTGCCTGTTTGAGCAGCCGTACAAACCCAGCCAGTATCGGCTTGCCCGCCGTTTAAAAGGACTGTATAAGCGCCTGGCACTTCTGACCATACATCAATATCAACTGCCCTTGTCCAAGCCGTTGCAGACGCTATATAGATGCCGTTCTGTGCTGATGTGGACTGGTTCTTGACCAATACTCGATCACCAGACAGAGTTGTGTAGCCATCAATGGTTTGTAACCCTGATAGCGTGATGTTCGTTGTTGTTCCTACTTGACACGCTGCCTTTGGACCAAGCCCTTGAGCAACCGAATCAACATAGTATTTATTCGCAATATCTGTTGAACTGACAGGCGATGTGGTAATTGTGCCTGTGGTAGTCGTGATATTAGTGAAAACCCCAGTAGACGGACTTGTTGCCCCAATTGTGCTTGAGTCTATCGTGCTATTGGTGATTGTCAGCCCTGATTGAATGGGGCTTATGGGGGCGGTGAAAGGTTGGCCCTGACCGATGAAAGTCTGAAACGTGCCATCGACCGCAAAATACGCCTGAACGGGCAGTAGATTTTGGTCAATAGTTTTGTTAGGGCCAACCATGTTAGCTTTGATCGCCAACGGCCGTTACATAAAGCAAACCCGCCGTGCCACTATTACTGATCGCCGTCATGTAAAAGGGCGTTGTTGGGGTTGCCAAGATAAGGGGCGATGTCATGCCTGCGGGCAAAACATAATCCCCCGGTGTTCCATCACTCGGAAACGTTGCGGCGGGGCATGGCGAATAATTCGCAAACTTAACCGCAATGGGCGATGCGCCCGTGTTTAGGAATGAGCAGTAGTTGATCTGATCGTTTGTCTGATCATCAATCAAAGTGCTTGCATGGGCACTATTGGTGACGCTAAGACAATACGTCTGACCCGCGTTGCGTTGGACTGTTGAACCTGCCATGATTAAACAGCATTAGTTGGAAGAATTGTGCCTTCTAAACGATCAACACCAAGAGTATAAATACCCGATGCTGGAGTCGCTGAAGAACCTGTGCTATTTGTAAATTGAATTGACAATACGTTAGCAGCAGATACCCAAGCATTTGCAATACCAACACCAGTTGTCTGAGCACCTTGCAAGCAAATATTCACAAAATCGTTGACCAATAAGCCAGGAATTGTAAATGTTTGTGTAGTTTGTGTGCCAGAAACCGCAGCAGGGGTCAAAGTTGGGTAAATAAGGAAAGAATTAAGAATATTTCCCCTAAGGATTGTTGTTTGTAATGACATAAAAACTCCTTTGTGTTGATTGTATCTTGAAAAATAAAAAAAGCCACCCCTTTTAAGAGTGGCTTTCTCGTTATTTACTCACAAATTAAGGTAAAAATGTGAGGTCATAGCCGTAAACAAATACGTCACAAGTCGCTGCAATTGTCGTTCCCACGTTGACATACATCGTAGATGGGTTAGAAATAGCGGTTGCGGGATTTGTCGCGGTTGAGGTTGTCACATAAGGACCACCTGTGTTGCTAGTCAAAGCAGCGGTAGTCAATACTGTTGAACCTGTAGCAGCTGGCCCTGTGTAAACACCAACAGTAGCCGTAGCAATAGTGGTTGTTGATCCACTAGAGTTCAAGCCGTTGGTGATTAGCACGCTGACGGGCACAAATTTAGTCACATCAACTACAGTCATGGCTGTATCACCAGCCACGGCCAAGTTAACGGATTGTGCTGAAGCAATCAAACGCAAGGCTTGGTTTGTGGCCAAGTTTTGTGGGTGATTGCTGACTGTGGTTGCTGGTCCTGGATTACTCATGTTAGTTTTCCTTTAAGTTAATTAAGCTGCAACACGGCAAGCGAGTTCAGGATAAAGCGGGGCCCAGCCATACAACACATCTAAACGCGTAGGAATACTATCGTTATTGATGGTGTACTGACGAACCACACGCATTGACAAACCGATTTCCTTGTCAGAAGCGCGACCAGCAAAGTGGACACCCTCTGGCAACTCAAGATCAGCGACTGCCAATGTGAACGCATTGCGGTGCATAATGATATTCTGTGGTGAGACAGTACCAGTATTGTTGAAAGGTGTTACTGTTGAAGCACCAGCGTTAGTCACGCTAACGTTCTGGAACTGACCAGCAGTAATCACGGCAGGGCTAACAGTCACGCTTGTAGTGCCTGATGTTGCCACAGTAGCGGCAGCAGTAACAACAAAGTTGCGTAGCTTGTTAGAACCATAAGCCTGGCGATTCTGGGGGTTGACAGCGTACACGTTAGCAATTTGGATAACGTCACCAACGTTCAACGATGCGCTTGCAGTTGTTGCTGACAAGGCGATAGTTGAAGATGATGCCCAACCAGAGGTTAGGAATCCAGTTGCAGTCGATGTATTGCATGACAACACGGCAGTCGAATAAGAACCGAATGTTTGTGAAACAACGTTCTGATCCATCTTCCAGTTCATACCAGCAGAGTCACGACCCATCAAACCCTTGCGATACTGTTCGCCAATTGCTTCTTGGGGCACAAATAGACCCTTCAAAGAATCAACGATTGTGGCGCTTGTGAAAGGTTCAACGATACATGAGCGGCGGCCATCCCTAGGTGCGCCTTCAGCGTCAAGGTAAGCAGCAGCAGTCAAGTATGTGATCAAACCTGTAGGAGGTGTACCAGCTGTACCAACGATATTGGCCGTGTTGTTCTTGGCCATCACCAAGCCGTCACGATCAATCTTGTTAGCAATAGCTGCAACAGCGGGTTTCAACACGCGGTCACTAAACATATCAAGACTTAGCGCCAAATCTTGCGTGGTGAATTGAGTATCAACGTGGAATTGAGTGCTCAAAGTCACGGGTACGCTAGACTCATTAAAGTCTTCAACATTCAAAGCCGGGCCTGTTGTCCCGATGAACCTTCCGGGTCGTCTCACATTTCAAACCCTGTTACTTTCGGCATTTCAGCCTACTGACCATTGCTGGCGGGGAAACTTCTTCGAATCTCCCTCTGTGGTTTCATGCTTAGTTATAGCCACAGTTCAGACTATCGCTTACACCTTTCGATGTCCCTCTCACTTAGTCGTTCAGGCTGCTTTCGCTTGCCCCTTGTTGTCCTCTACAGGAGTTCCAAGTCAATCAGAGTGGGTTTAAACACGGCAAATATGATCCTACCGTGTTGCCAATTTTGGCACCGACAACCGCAAACTGCAGGGTTTATAAATCGTCGTAGTTTCTGTCAACTTCACTAGTGAAAGTCAACTCATTTTCCAAAACCATCAACGCTTCGTTGGTGATCTTGGATATCGTTAAGAGATTATTACTCATTTGATTTCCTTGATTTGAATTTAACGGATTTTGCCCGCTCGTCTAGCTTCTTTCCAAGCCTGGTATGTGCCGTGAAATTCTCCACTACTGTTAATAGGGATATCTGCTTGGCCACTACCTGCCTTTAAGGGCCTGATCGGTGCTGGCGCTTTACTTTTCACTACAGTCTCTGGTTTGGCTTCACTTTTCTCGTATAGTTTTTCCAGTTTTCCTATTTCAATCAAAGCCTTTCGCGTGGGCATTTGTGCCAGTTTTTGAGCATATTCAAGGTCCTCTGCAAGGTGATAAAGGATTCTTGGTCCAACATCACTCTCTAAAATAGAATCTCGAATATCATCACTAACCACCACATCAGCCGT